CGTATATTTATCTGGGGCGGCGTGATTATCTGCTTATCAATAATGCTTGGAATAGCTGTTGTTGTTATTTTGGGGTTGCAGGGGCGACTATGAGCGACGGCGTGTCAGGCATAGGCAGCGCACCGTTTAACGTGCAGTCGGACATACACCAGCAAACGCAGGCGCGTGAGCGTATAGAAGCGCATCTGGCTGAGCAGATAGTGGCCAAGCAGCATAGGGCCAACCACAGCCATCTGGAGGCTCTGGCAAAGCAGAGATTTGATTTGCAGGAAACGTATGATAGGTTTGGCCGCAAGACAAATGCTGACAGGCCGCAAGGCACCAACATTAACATAGAGGTTTGACATGGCAAACACCTTTGAAAAGATCCTTCAATACCGCCTTATGCCCCGCATTATGATGCTCGTCATGATGATTATGTATATCAAGGTCATAAACTGGGGAATGAGCCTTGACGATTTATCAACGCAACAATCCGCAATGATTTCTGTGGTTAGCGGAGCGATGACAGGAACGATAGCAGTGTGGCTTAGTTCAGAAAAATGATAAAAGCATTTATAGGCCCAATCGCAAACCTCGCTGGAAGCTGGTTGCAGGGCAAAGCGGATAAGACCGCAGCGGAAGCAAAGTTAAAGCTTACTGAGGCAGAAACCAAATCCAAGATCCTTCTCAGCGAAAAGACAAGCGTAGCTGATTGGGAAAGGATCATGGCGCAGGGAACCCAAAATTCATGGAAAGATGAATATTTGGTTTTACTTTTTTCAATACCTTTAGTGCTTTCGTTTTGTGGGGAGTTCGGAAGAAACGCTGTCGCAAGTGGGTTCGCTGCATTGGAATCCATGCCAGAATGGTATCAATACACATTGGGCGTAATTGTAGCGAGTAGCTTCGCGGTAAGGTCAGCAACAAAGTTTTTTAGGGGGAACAAATGACGTTTAAACTATCAGCACGCAGCCGCGATAAGCTGTCAGGCGTGGACGAGCGCATGGCGGCTGTCGTCCACAGCGCAATCCATAGAACCAAGATCGACTTCGGCGTCATCTGCGGGCTACGCACAATCGAGGAGCAGCGCGAGCTTGTGAAAAGCGGCGCGTCGCAGACCATGAAGTCGAAGCATATAGACGGGCTTGCCGTCGATCTTATGGCCTATGTTGGCCCGCGTGGATCTTGGGAGCTTAATCTGTATGACGATATAGCCGACGCAATGGCAGAAGCTGCGCGCGAGGTAGATGTGCCAATTAGGTGGGGTGCCGCGTGGACTGTGCCAAATATAGCACAATGGGATGGCACGATGGAAGACGCGATGAACGACTACATCGACACGCGTCGCAGCCAGTCCAGAAGGCCATTCATTGATGCCCCACATTTCGAGCTGATGGTCTAACCTAGCATCGTCTGAATGCTGTCGTCCATAGCCTGCCGCGTAAAATCGGCGGGCTTTATGCGTACCGTTTTGCCGCTTGGCGCGTCTCGCAGTATAAACAATCGTATATCCAGAGCCACGTAAGCAAATATCTGCGCATCGCCATTTGCGCGCGTAAATGCGTAGCATGCCTCGCGTTTGCGATCCGAGCGTGCTTCAAGGGTTGCTTTGACCTGCATGGTCAACAGCTCACCGCTGGCCGACTTCACCCATAGGTCGTCGTCCTGCATGTCTACCCGATGGCAGCGTATCCCGCGCTGCTCTAGCTCGGCTGCGACGAGAAACTCGCCAGCACGACCGACGTTGATGCTGTTGGCCACAGACGGAATATACTATAAATATCATAATGTTACTACGGGCAAAGCTGCTCGCATTTATATGACCGCCAAAGCTCCTCAACGCCCCATAGCTGATCTTGCGGCATAACAAAGCATTTGCCCCTGCCTAGATCAGTTTGCATTGCTCTTTCGACAAATGCCTTGCGTGATATGCAGCCAGCAACATCCATCACATTTTCGTCATCTGTCTTTGTCACAAGCACGGCAGCGCGTGACTTAAACGCTTCAAGCGATTTAAACAGAAGCTGGCCTGTCGGGTAGAACGTAGACTTAACGTCTATACTTATTTCGCCAAGCCATAAATCAACGCCGTCATCCACGCCCAGCGTGTTGGGGTTATATGAGACATCATAAAGCTTAGCGACGGCAACCTCTGAGCGTATGCCAAGAAAATCCAGATCAACGCCGCTGCGCGTATCGCGCTGCTGATTTACAATGCCACCGGCCCGCGCAAGTGTTGAGCGCAAATTAGCGCTTTGGCGGCAATCAGCCATATCCTTATCTGTCAGCTTGATTAACATTAAAACACAAACTCTTCCTGCGTGCGCAGCCGGTACAGTTGCTGGCCCTCAATGAACGACGTCTTCACGATTGTGCGCCGCTCCCGCATGGTCTTCAGCCCAATGTCGATATGCAATGCGTCCTGCTCGATCATGCTGCACAAGTCGCCCACAGACAGCTCGCTGTGCCTGCTCAGGCAGCGCTTGATCTCCTTGCGCAGCTTCTCCAGCGGCCACGGCTTATGGGCATACGCGTGCATGTCATCGCGGCCAATGAGCCTGCGCTTCATGCGCGCGTTCTCGATGATCGCCAGCTCCTTCCAACGCTCCAGCGGTGTTAAGCTTTCCGTCATAGCCGCTTCTCCAACATCTCGCAGAGCGCCATGATTTCTTCGGCGCGCTGCTTGATCGTCAGGCGCTCGGGGCCACGCCCCGCGTCCATCCGCATGATGTCTGCCTTGCGCCGGATCGACATGACCAGCATCAGCGGCGTTGGCCGCGTCGGCGTGCTGCTGTCCTCATCGATATGCGCGCCAACGCTGGCGCTGTTTTCCAGCTTCGATAGATCCCATTTAGCCATTGTTACTCTCCTGTCGGGGCGTCCGGCCAGTTGCCAGCAACGCCTTGCTCTTTTGCCCTTTTCAAATGGTCAGAATACCTTGACATTTCTTCTGACGTTAAGCTTTGGCCTTGCTGTAATTTTTTCCCCATTTCGCTCAAGCGAGATATTTGTGCGGGAGTAAGTTTTGTATTTAATCCTCTGCCGCCACGAAATGCTATTTGCTCAATAGGCCCAGTTGGGCCTCTGCGATCACGAAATAAAGACTGAGGGTTTTCTACAGATACATACTTGGACAAATTAAACTCATCGTCCATTTCACCAGACGCTAAACGCGCTACAAATAGATCCATATGAAGTTTAAGCTGGTTTTCTAACTCGCCAAACATTTTGTAATTTTCCTGCTCAACATTGAAGTCGAATGAAATAACGCCACGAAATTGCTTCTTTGCCATTGCTGTTTTCCTTTTGATATACATTTAGCACTAGGGTTTGTAATCTTCATTTACATTAATGTCAACACTAGGCCGTGGCTGTGGTCTGACGTCGGGCCACGGGCGGCGGTAATCTGCCTCGCCGCCCATCTCAACGCATTGCGGTTCAAAGATCCGCGCCAGATCGTAGTATTTCGCAAACGCTTTGCACTCGTCCGGCGACGAGAATATCACGAATGCCATGAAGACGGGTTCCGCGAGGGTCATCACATCCACCCCATGCTGACAGCGCCGATCCAGCCCAGCACCGACGCGGCAATCGCTGCGGCGATGATGATGTCTTGTGTCCACTTGGTCATCACTCTTCCTCCTCCTCGTTGCGCCAGTCGAAGTCGTCTTCGTCTTGGCATTCTGGGCAGCGCACCGTTGTCCACGCATCGCTGTCCGGCGTGTTGACGAAACGCGGCAACTCGATGAAGCCGGTTCCGTCGCAAGTTGCGCAGATCATTTGTACACATCCGCGTTAATGCTCCACAGCACCAAGGTTGCGCGCTGTTGGTTTGCGCGCTGGTTTACGTGCGCTCGGCATATCTCGCCGCGTGCGTGCATGTTTTCGAGATGCTGTGACAGCTTGCGCGGCTCAACGCCAACGACGTCAGCGATGTCTGCCGTCTCGCAATAGCTGACGTCGTCGCTCTGGAGCATCGAAAGGATCTTCCGCTGGACGTCAGCCCAATCGACCTGCTTAGGCTCCTCGGTGGGCGCTTGTACGGCCTCTGCTGGCACGTCAGTCGCCAAGCCCAGCACGTCACGCGCTGCGCGTCGTTCCTGCACGTAGGCGGCGACCCAAGGCGTGCGCTCGCGCTGCTCTTCGACAGCGTTCTGCACGATGATGCCTTTGCAGATGTCGTCGAGAT